TCCGTTTGCCCAGTATCTGTAATTTCCGCTGAATAAGAACGCAAACGTAGAAAGCCAGTAAACACTTATGTTTACTGGCTTTTTTGTTTTTCAAAATTGGCAAAAATCACTACATTTCGCCAGCGTTGCTCAACCGTTGCTCACCCTTTAGGAGGGCTTCACCGTATGGTAATCGGTTAACCGCATCAATGTATTGTTGTATCGTTTTGTGCGTATAAACTTCCTGGGTTATATTGTCCTTACTTGAGTGGCCAACGATCCGTTTGATGATAATTTCATCGATTCCAATATTGCTGGCCATCGATATGAAAGTATGGCGTGTATCATGCGGTTTGTGCTCTCCTAAATTAAGAGTTTGGCACATACGCTGCATCTCACGCCGATAGGTATCCTTATGTATCACCTTATCCAAAAGGCACTCTACACGCTTAAATTGGGCTTGCTGATATAGCTCCTTGATAAAAGGGTAGATACTTTCAGCGATAGGTATGCAACGGTCTCTACCGGCTTCCGTTTTAGAACCGCCAACCATGTATCGTTCCTTCAAGTGGATATTATCAAGTTTCATAGTCTGCAATTCGTTTAATCTGAGCCCCGTGTAGGCGTATATCAATGTTAGCTTGGCAATTATATCGTCGGAGTGTTGCCAAAGGGCGTAGAGGGCCGAATTTGAAAAAATGTTAGCCTTCTTGATTGGCGTAGCATTCTTATTGATGATAATATCGGAGAAATAGTTCCTAGGTATGATTTCCTGTTTTACGGCTAACGTGCCTACAGATACTATGATAGCCTTTATTAGCTTTTGATACGATTTAGTATGTGTTGAGGTGTCAAATATAGGCTGGAAATGTGCAGCACGCATATTCTTCATCTCGATATTGTTAAGATGGCTAACCATCTTTTGTATTGTATGGATGATCTTCATTCGACCAGCAGACAACCCCTGGCGTTCTGCTTCCTCAATCCGCCACTCAAAGCATTGGCCAAATGTAATTTTACGTTGCTCTTCTTGCGGTGGGTTGGTTGAATAGAGGGCAAGGGCTGTGTAAGCTTCTTTTTGTGTGGCAAATGTACCTACCGATTTACGAATAGCTTTGCCATTAGCATCGTACCCATATGTCACAACTGCCCTGTAGGGTTTACGCAGCTGTTTATGTTTCATTTTATATACGGTTCCTGAACCGTTGGCTCGTTTCATGGCCATAAAAATAACCTCCTTGGCTTAAATTTGAGTATAAGAAATAAGCCTTAGAGGTTTTGTATGGTATAATGATATTGGAGTAAAAATGAAGTACCTTTTCTCTAAGGCTAGGTATGTAGTTTTTAGTAGCCCTCACTGCGGTGAGGGCTTATTTTTTATTTCTTTTTAGCTCGTCGCTTATTTCTTTTTTCTTTTTTGTTTAATATATGTTTAGGGAGAGGGCTTGGGTTTTTCCACTCTGGAAGCTCAAGCCAATTATTAGGAAATCCCATTGATTTAGCATCGATATACCTGCTATGTACAATTAAATCTTTCATAAAATACACAAATGGATAGTCAGGATCAATTGTTTTTAATATCTCAGACATAACAATTATTGTATTGTATATTTTACTGTCTAATTTTGAACTGTCTGATTTTGAAACGATAAGTTTGTCTTTTATATTTCGAACAGGCTTAAACACAATAGGTGTTCTTTTATTCCAAAGCCTACCATTATGAGCACAAACATTCCTTACCCATCTCAAGTTATTAAGAATCGATTGCATTGGCATATAATCAAAAGGGAACTCTTTATATATGGCTTTTTTATCTGCCCTTTTTTTTATTCCATCTATCCAATTTAATAATTCACCGAGCGTTAGTAATAAAGCGGATACCCAAATAGGAGGGGTGTTAATATGGGGGTATTTATTTTTATAATGTAACGCAAATTGCTCTTTACTGTTTAGGTAAGTTTTTTTTAGTTTATCAAATGCAGAGGGTTGTCCCTGAATTCTAGAAACTGTACATACATTGGACTTAAAGATATTCGAGTCTTCATGAGGATGTGATGTATCATATTGTGTTGCTAAATATTGACTCCATGATGCCTTTACTGCTACTTCTATCTTTTCTATTCCAGTAGAAATTAATCGTCTGAATTTTTGGTCAAATATATAAGCATACTTTATTTGACTCCACGTCGTGCCATCTCTAAATTTATGGTTTCTAGGTGAGCATTGAGGATACCGTTTTTCATACATCCACCAATATCCACTTAATCTATAATATCCGACAGTGCTTAACCATCGTCTTAAATCATTATCATCATCGACAATCATCCCTCTATTTTTTAACTGCTCAATCTGTTGATCAATTGTTGTCGGTTGCTTTATATTTGTTGCCATAAAGTAATACCTTTCATAGGTATAAAAAAAAGACCCATCCTGGTGCGCAGCTGTTGAATAATCAACTCTAAGCGTGATGGGTACTGTTACCATTATATTATCACGCATATTTGCAATTTTCAAATTACATAAACGCAATACCATATTCCAAAAATACATAGTAGTTTTAAATTTTTTTACAACACATGATGATAAAAGTTAATACTCTCTAACTCAGCATCATCAATACATGTTCGACGGACCATTTGCTCAACTAGATTAACGTGATGGTCTAAATAGAAGTCGTCGTTAATAATGTGCATCAATTCGTGTTTTATTTCCTCCCTCATACGATCGCGAGGGAGGTTTTTATTTATGTAGATATTATGCGTATCTACATCTTCACATTCCTCTGACACAGCATTGGCGTGTGGCAAGTCGCAGTAAATCAAATTTATAACCAATATAACACTCTCCCTTGTGTGGTTATAAAGCCTTCATCAAATATTAATCGTTCTAAAAATAACTAATGGAATTACTTTTGTAGTAGAAGCCGCAAAGAAGTTTTTTAGTGTGTCAGAATACGAGTCGACTAGGCTCTCAACTGTAGTCTCAGTCTCAGTATCTGTATCTACATCCGAGTTTAGTTGAGGTGTTGTCGTATCGAAGATTCCAATTACTACCCAATTCCCAGGTAAGGTCGTGCCGTAATTTTTAAGAATGCTGCCCATGGGAACTTTTAGGTACTCTTCAATTATTGACCCTAATATTTTAGAACCATCAAGTGTAGTGATAGATAAATCTATCGTACTCGGTGATTCTTTTATTAAATCTGACATGGCGTTTATATTATTCTTGGCTTCTTTATCTATTGAACCGAACACTGTTTTATGTCTAAATAAAACAGGTACAAGCTTGGTGAAAATAGAGAGATTTCTAATTACAACTCGGCCTGTAACGAAACCAAGTTTTGCCTCGTTGCTTTCGTTTGGGTTTATTTCGTCATATTCTAATATATTAATTAAGTCTATTACTTGTTTATGGAATGGATCGTAGTTCTCTGTAGAGGAGATGCTATTATCTATTTGTTCTTTAGCACCGATAGAGCCTTTTAAAATTTTAATGTTGGCTTCTACACCCGCATTAGAAGAAGAACCCTGCAAAGTAGCATTTGTTTTGCTAACACTTCGCAGGGTTCCATTTTTTATTTGAGATATAAATGAATCGACACGTTCGGAGTCGATATATAGAAAATCAACTAACTCCGGCTTAATCTGAATCGGTTCGCTAGGTTGTTGTTGGTCAAGGTTGTCTTTCCCCATTTGTTGGCCTCCTTAGAAATTTGCTTGCTAGTTTCTCTATTGGCTTCCATCACTTTATTGAGGCGATTAAGTTCTTTTGCTACTACGCGCAATGTTGTAGTTTTCATTATCAATCACTCCTTTTCTATATAGTACCATAAAGTGTGGTGGAAGTGCGAATATTAAATTGTAAAAGAACGAACTTATTTGTTTTTTAATTTTAAAAGCTCAATATATTCGACTGCTTTTTCCATATCCTCCTTACTTATATCTTTAGCGGCAGAGAAGAGCATACGAGCCCCTGGACGTGTGCGTAGATACTCGGCAAACTCGGCTGCTTCTGGGTCGGTGTAGTAGCCCTTCGTTTCACTTGGAATAGTTATTTCCTCACCAATTTCTGCGAGCATATCTGCACTTATCCCTAGACCAGCACATATTTTAATCACATTATTTATAGATGCGCCTCCTACATTTTTTAAAATAGATAATAGGGTAGTATAGGGCATATCAATTTTTTCGGCAAATTCCTTTACAGTTCCGAGCTCTAATATTTTTTCTCTTAGATAGCTTTCTCTTGTCATAATAAGGGTCTCCTTTTAAATATATTTTTATAATATCATTTACAACACGAAATATCAATATATAAACACGAAATATAATTTATAAATAATTTCAGCTCCTAAATATAAACAAATTTAAATTTGCAAAGCACGAAATATCGTGTTATTATCTAGTTGTAAAGAACACGAAATAACGTGTTGAAAGGAGGTGATGTTATGTACCCAAACTTAGAAGCAGAATTGGCAAGGAAGGGCTGGTCTAAAAAGAAACTATCTGAAATATTAGGAAAACGATATTACACCGTTATTGATAAACTTAATGGCAAATATCCTTTAACATTAATGGAAGCTAGAGCAATAAAAAATGCATTAAATGTTGATATGTCTTTAGATGTTCTTTTTTTTGAAAAGTAAACACGAAATATCATTCTATAAAACTGATATTCAAAAACCAAAAGGGAGGAACCATGAAAATAGTAAAACTCATTACAAAAGCAACGCACCAGAGCATAGTAGATGCAATGATTTCCATAGCAATAGCACATGGCTTAACGATTACTAATGTGGAAAACATTATGACGGATGTAATAGCGTATTTGAAAGATAACGCAACGGTAAAGAAGTAAAAGCCACCAACAACATTAGTGGCAGTAGAGAGGAGGTGTAACTATGGTTAGAAAGACAATCGCCGTATCCCAAATGGCCACTGTTCTCGGATGGACACTAACTGCGGTACGAGAATGTATCGCTAGGGACAAATTCCCATTTGCCTATG